CTCTATTACGGGAGGTCCCGATATACCTATATGAGTGAATATCCCCCAATCTCAAGACATGAAGATTTTCTAAAATACTTTAATCCAACTAATAATCTAAAGGTTGATTTAGTGGGAGATTGGAAAAAACTTCCCGCTCTTTTTAAGTATCTTGGAGGAGGGCCTTTCAATACGGGAATAAAAAGGGATATAGCAAAAGCCGTCAGAGATTTTTGTACAATTTATAAAAAGAATCTTATTGAAGGTCTTGCAACGGGGGGCATGAGTATCGGAGCAAATTGGGCACCTCATACAAAAACTTATACAAAAGCCCGAGGAGCTCATACAGTAGGAGTTTTACGGGGGATTTATTTAGGCGCTTTAAGCAACCTTCAAATCACCCAAGAAAAATACATTCTATCCCTAAGTTTTAATCGGGGAGATTTAAATCGGAAATCTGCAGGGGGTTATACTTTAGGCCAATATTCTGTAATCTTCGAAAGGGGAACAGATAATGGTAAAGTACCAGGAAGGCCTCTATGGTCAACTGCTTTTGAAAAAATAGGTGGGGAAGAGAAAATTCTTAGAAACATACAGGGAGCAGTAGGCAAAAGAGTAAAGGAATTAACTACATGATACCAACTCAGGCACAAACTATAATTGAACGGTCTTTCTATGAAGCTTTAAGATTAAAGGCTGTAGAATATGGTTATACTCCTGATATAACCCAATACGCTAATACATCGGCAGGAACTTTAGCTTATAACAATGCACTTAAAGCTATTCGGTTAGAGAAAGGTTTTGCAGTAGAAATTTTTGGTAGTAGTATTCCGGGAAGTAAAGGAATGGAAGACCTTCCCCGTATTTCTATAAGTCCCCAATCTTTTGTTCCCGGGGATATCGGAGTACAAACGGGAAGTCAGACAATCGAGGTTGATGATCACTTTGAAACTATCCAATCCGATGGGATGGTCTTCAGGTATTTTTTAACAATAGTAGTTTCAGTTAAATCTTCCACTGAACTCAGGGAAGTAACTAATATTGTTCATGCAGGTTTACCCTTAAGAGGGTTTTTAAAAGCTTACGATGATTCTGTTGATGATTTTTTAGTACATTTAATTTCTTCGGGAGATGAATCGGGAGAAATTAATAATATGATAGAAAAGAGTTATCGTTATGAAATCCCCGATGTAACATTCTTGGAAGGTGTCTCAGAAGATTTTATCGCACCTATTGAAGAAACCATTTTAAATGTAGAAATATCTCACAGGTTAGGAATTAATTAATTTTAAAATCATAAAACGATGTCTAAAAACACTGCTCACGTAAATGTCAATATCGAGTCTACCAATTTTCAGGTATCGACTCCTGAGACGGGTATCGCATATCTTCTTGGACCAACCCGCTTTGGAAAGGTAAATAACCCGGAAGATCTGATTGCCTCATGGAAAAACTTTGAAGATTTATTTGGAGGGGATTATTCAATTGAGAATTTATTTCCTTTAAATGTAAAACACATTCTTAATGCGGGTGGAAAGATCCGTATATGCCGTGTATTGGGGGCAGGTTCTGCTGCTTCTGTTGGAGAAGAGGTTTATAGTAACGAGGAAGAAGAACCATCACCCAATCCCCTATTCAGATTTGATGCTAAAAACAATGGGGCTTATTATGATAACGTTACTGTAGTGATTGCGGCAGCTTCGAATGCTGACCCCGATTATTTTGATGTGAGGGTGTATGTTTCGGGAGTTCTTAAAGAAACTTATAAAAATTTAACAATTCCCGCTGACGTAACTAATACAGCCGGCCCTTATGAATACCTGGATGATATTACTAATAACTCTAATTGGGTAGTTCCTTATTATGGAGACCTTACAGATATTGGGGATATTAGTTTAGGCCAACTAACTCCTACTACTGGAACCTATACTTTATCGGGAGGTTCTGATGGAGCTGCAATTGATTCAGATGACTATGGTGATGCTTTAGTAGCATTTGATGGTTATGACGATGGATGGATTATTGCAGTACCCCATGAAAACGACACATCTCTTGCAGGTTTAAATGGCATTATGAAAGCCTATGTAGAAAACCGTCAGGATATGGTTTATCTGGAACATCTGGATAATGACGAAGACTCTGCTTCAGACATTGTTGCTTATATAGCAGGAGTGGCAAATAACTCTAATTACTGCGGATTCATAGGGGGTGGGATAAAAGCTGTACGTAATGCAGCGATTCTTGAAACTCAGGGTTTAGGTGATGTCATTGGTACTATCCTAAGAAGTCATCAGAAAAATGGAGTTTGGATTTCTCCCACAGGTTATCTTAACGGATTACTTGTAAATGCCGTTGGTATTGTAAATGATTTCGGTAGTCCCGCTAAAGGTACTGATCTCAATACAGTATGTAATGCTGGAGCTAATATGCTCCTGACCCGTAATAATAAACGGATGCTCTGGGACTTTTATTCAATGGGAGATGAAGATTTACCGGAAAGATTTCTTTCGATTGTTTTCTTGGAAATTTACCTGGTGAAAGTTCTAAAACCATATCTTGAAAAATATTTGGGAAGGCCCAATACTTTTTCAACTTGGGTAGATATTTACTATGCTGTAAAACCTTTCCTTGATAACTTAATTGCTGAACAAGCCCTATTCAGTTATGAATGGCAGGGAGATCAGTTTGTATCTGACCTTGACAATCTTCAAGTAAATTCCAAAGCTGATGTTTTAGCGGGAATATATACTGTAATACTATCTGCTGTGGTAGTTGCCCCGATGGTCGAAATCAATTTGACTATCACAATCAATGAAAACGACAATACTGTTTCGATTGCTTAATTTTAATTTAAAACGATAATAACATGACTGCAATTAGGAATCCCCGTAAAAAGTTTAATTTCGGAATTGCTTTTCCCTTGGAATATAGTATTCCTGACTTTGGTTGTCAGAAGGTAACTTTGCCCGAAGTGGAGATTGAACAAACTGAACACGGTGTGGGTAATACTGTACAAAATACTCCGGGAATGGTTAAGACTGGAAAGTTAACAGTTTCCATGATCGAACCAAATAAACTGTTACCTGTGAGTGATGCCATTTATAAACTTTTTAAGGACATACAAGATCCTACTACGGGTTTCGGAATGGTAGATGGTTACGAAATAACTATCACTGTAACCGAGTATAGCCCCACTATGACTGCCCTGAATACCTGGGTATGTAACGGATGTTGGCCTTCAAAAATTAATGGTAAAGAATACGACCGGGTATCATCTGATAATCTCGTAAACGAAATCGAATTCACTGTTTTCTCTTGCGTCAAGTATTAAGTATTTTAGTAGTGTATATTATGTAACTGGGGTGTAAATGGGATAATATAGCATAACGCTACAAACCCGTAGGCATCTTTAAATTACTAAATAATACATACAAATATGGCAAAAACTTGGACAGTGACTACTCCGTCTTTAATTTCTTTCGAAATTAGGGAAACTACAGGAGCTGACGATCAAAGATTAACAGCAAAGAGCATTAATGATGCTGAGATGCTTGATCGGTACATTTATGACATAATCGTTTCGGGAGGTACTAAAGAAGGTACTAAACTTTCCTATGAGGCATTAAGGCAATTAAAACTTAGGGATAAATATGCCTTATTAATTTTTATCAGAATGTTGGGTCTAAGTCCTAATCTGATTTTTACTTATCCCTGGCCTTCTGGAGAACAAGAGTATTCCTTTGACTTAGGGGAATTTGTTTGGGATTATAAATTAGAACTTCCCCAAATGGGTGATGAGGCTTACTCTCCATACAGGATAATTCCTTATTTAATAACCGAACCTCAAATAATCCTGTATTCTCTTAAGGTTGTTAAGTTTGACCTTTTGAATGGATTGGGAGAAGCTTTTATTTTAGGTACAAAAGATTCAGAACAGACCATCAATACTCCGTTATTGGCCAGGAATTTAATGGTACAAGATGGTGGAGATTGGAAGAAAGTTGTGAACTTTTCACCTTTTACTTCTCGGGAGATGATGGAAATAAGGAATTATATAAATGAAGTTGATCCTCCTGTAACCGGAGAAATCAATATTGAAAGCGATGCAGGGGATAAGGCTTCAGTTAATATCCTTTCTTTAAAAGAGTTTTTTTATCCGGCGAAGATTTAGAGTTAACCTACTGGGTCTTCGCCCAAAACAACCTACATATGTCTTGGGAAGAGTTCTTACGACTTCCAGGTTCTACTCGAAAGAAATGGCTTGAATTTTGTGATGTAGTACAAAAAAAACTAACTAACACGTCCTAATGTTACTCAGCGGCAGTTCAGCATCTTTATCTTTAGGATTTAGATTTTTCTTAGAGGATAAATTCTCAACCCAGATAGGGCATCTAAAAGATGCTCTTCATGGTTATAGTAAGGAGTTCTCAGCATTTCAAGAAAATATTAGAGCTGCCCGTAATATGTCTGCAGGAATTGCAGCTGGGGCAGGTTTAATGCTCAATGAGTTTATCTCGGGAGTTAGGGGTGGTGCCCAGTTCAGTTATATGCTTGAACAGGTAGGTATCGCTTCTGAGTCTACTGCCGGTGAATTACAAAATTTAGTTGCAACAGCAAAAGGATTAGGCCAGACAACTATGTTTGGTCCTACTGAAGTGGGTTCTGCTATGCACCTGATGGCTTTAGCGGGTTTATCTGCAAAAACGATAAATACTGCCATGGTATCAGCAGTGAATATGGCGGGAGCCACTTCTGAAGCGTTAGGGGGCCATATGGGTTCAGCTGATATCTTAACTCATTATATCCGAGCTTTTGGATTGGCTGATGAACAAATTGCCCAGACTGCAGATATCTTAACAGTAGCTGCGATCAAGTCTAATGTATCAATGGGGGATTTAGGAAACTCCATAAGATATGTTGCTGCTACTTCTCGAAACGTAGGTGTACCCATGTCAGAAACTATTGGGATGTTAATGACTTTAGGTAATGCAGGTATTCAAGCAAGTATGGCAGGTACTGCTTTGGAAAATATGTATCGGTATCTTGCTATGGCTATGGGTTCTAATGCGACCAAACGTCAACTCTGGGCTATGGAGCAATTAAGATTAAAAGCCCGAGATTTAACAGATCCCAAGACTGGTGGGTTCCTACCTTTTGCAGATGTTCTGACTAAGATTAAAACCGGTCTTGCAGGTATGGGTGGGATTGAAGCTCAAAATGTAGTTAAGGAATTATTTGGCGTAAGAGGTCAGAGAGCAGGTATGACTTTAATTCGTGCGCTAGAAGATGTAAGAACCAATATAAATACTTTGAACGATCCTTCTATTTCGGGAACTGCTGCCCGTAATATGAAGCGAATGATGAATACCTTAGAGGGGAGTTTTCTTAATTTCTCTAATGCTATTAAAGCAACTTGGGCTTCTATAGCTAAAGCCGTAGAACCCGTATTAAGGCCTATTTTGCAGGCTTTAACTGGAATTATTAAAGCAGTGGGTTGGTTAGTTGATCATACCTGGGCAGGTAAAGGATTAGCTATAGCCATAGGTGCTACCCTTGCTTGGACTACAGCTTTGTATGGATTAAGGGCTGCATTCTTGGGAGTTGCTTATGCAATGAGAACTCTAACAGTTTCAAATGCCACTATGGCTGCATCCACTAAAGCTATGTTTATGATGATGATGGGGAAGTCTCCATCAAATAGGGTAGATAAGAAAGCTTTATGGCAAGCTAAGCGTAATGTTTCCCCAGAAGCTATTCGTAATCAAATGTTTCTTAGTAATCCCCGATTAGGATATTCTGATTATAGAAAAGATACTACGGGAATGGGGTATTATGATAAGAAATCGGGTAAACGAGTAAGTAATATGGCTGCAGCAAGGATGGCAGTAAGTGCCCGTAGTACTTTAGCTACTGTTGTGACTAAAAATACGGGGATGTTGGGAATGGTAGGAAAAGGATTATCAGGAATCTTAGGATTCTTTGGAGGTCCTTGGGGATTAGTAATGATGGGTCTTTTAACTTTAGGCCCTTTACTTATTTCTAAAATTGGAGATTGGATTGGAGCAATAAAAGAAGAAAAGGATAAAACTGTAGCAGGACCATATCGAGTGGGAACTTCTGTTGCTGATATTTTAGCAGGAAGGTTATCTACTAATGAAACTATTGCAAGGTTAACTGCTGTGATAATTGCTGAAATGAGTTCTGGGAATAAAACTTTGGATGAACTTTTAGCTGAAGTTAAGAAAGGTGGTGGTACAATGTTATTTACTAATGGGAGGATGGGTTTTGTAACAGATCCTATAAGGTCTTCTGCAGGTAGAGATTCTAATAATTTAATTCGATAAACAATGCCTGAAGAATTTAAAGGGATAGTTAATAATATACCAATACCCGGTCTATTAGATGGACAGATAATTACTCGGGAGTTTAAGGGAACTGTACCTTATCATGAAGGTACTCGTAATCACCCAATAAGAAAACTATTCGCTGGAGTGAGCGCTATGTTATTGGCAGGAACTACTGCAATAAGGTATATTCCTAAACCTGTGGGTACAGGACGTCCTATTATACCTCCTACTGGTTATCCCCGAATCGGGGAAAGTAGGAAAACTACAGACTATTCTGAAACATTTAAATCACGCAACAATCAAATCAGAATCAATTTTTCAGAACCCGATTTCCAGCAAAAATACGTTACAGATAAGTTTTTAAATGACTATTTGGTTTTACCTTTTATTCCCCGAGAATTTGAAACAGTAACCTCTTCTCTGATTAAATCTTTAAATGTGGTTGCTTCAAACTTTCAAAGTTATCATTATGGAGGAAGCGAAGATACTGCAAGTTTAGAAGTAAGATGGTATGGTTTTGGAAAAGATCAGATTCCAATTCAACAAAAATGTAGAAGATTAGAAGCCTTGTCCAAGATCGATGGATGGAATAGTGAATTGCCTGAAATAGTTTTGCATTGGGGTAATGATAATACCTTTTTAGGAAAACATAAATTTGTAGTAGAAAAGGTCACTACTACATATTCTCAATTCATGATGGGGGTAGTTGCAGGGGGAGTATCTCAGGATTTTAATATGCAACCCGTATTGGCTATTCAACAAGTTTCTTTGAGAAGGATTGCTGATCAATTAACTTATGATGAAATGATTTACTAATGATGTACAAAGATGGTTTTATAGTAACATTAGATAGCGAAGAGGAATTACTACTATCTAATTTTGCCATTAGAAGTTTTTCTAATGTCTATCCCCATACAATAAGGGATGGTGAAACCTTATTGTCTATAGGAAACGATTTCTATAAGGATAGTTCTTATTGGTATATTATTGCAGAGTTTAACAATTTAGAAGATCCTTTTGAACTTGTTACCGGAGAAATATTAAACATTCCAATTAGTGCATGAAAGTTCCGATAGCCAGATTATATGCTTATGGAGGTGGGGAAATCCTATTAAATGGCAAAAATATTCTACATGAATCCCTACAAAGTTTTCGATATGAATTCGAAGAAGGTAAGGGTGACAAATGTCAAATAGTTTGTACCTTTGCTAAATTGGAATTTAACCTAAAGATTTTTGAACCGGGTTGTGTTTATAAAGTTCGTTGGGGTTATATAAGAAACCTTTCCAATGCCCGGTCATTCGCTATATCTGACCTCAAATTAAACTACTCAGATTCGGGTTACCTTATAACCATAACAGGTATACCTATTTCAGACTACCTTGATAAAAATCCCATTAGTTCTACTACTCTGGGAGAGGAGTTAATTAAGAGAGCTCAAAATGGAGTTATAGTGGAATTTGCTTTTAAGGATCCTAAGGGTACTAATTTTAATTATACTGTTTATTCTCCAAAAGGAAAAGGACCTATGAAGGAAGTTGCTTTTTCTAAAGGGGGAACACCGATTAATAGGCCCGGATATGAAACTATTAATGGGTCTATTCTTGTCGAAGCTAACCAAAGGTTTTATAGTCCTTATGATGCTCCGGAGGAAGAAGCTAAACAGAAAACTATTGAAGATGAAACTAATGTAGCTAATGAAAAGGCTGCAATAGAAAAATATGGAGTAAGAGATGCTAGAATAGCTATGAAATTAGAGGGATATCCTTTTAATACGGGAATTGTAGATTATGGTGTAGGTTATGGGATATTGCCTCTTGAGTATAAAGAACAGATCGAAAAGATTAAGGGGGCTTTAATTGGTCCTTATAATGAATATTTAGCTAATATCGCCCATCAAGAAGTACAACTTTATATTCCTACTATGAAAATCGATACTAGGGATAATAAGATGACTTTTGGCATTCCCAATAGAGAAGCTCCTGCAAAATTTGTAGCTATGCCCGGTCGAAACATTATTGACTTGGTTATGAAAAAAAGAGAAATCTCCGAGGATGGTAATGCTAATTCTGGAGTTACTATAAGCTTAGAAGATAAAGTCGTAACCGAATCTTCCCATGAAATAAGAACTGGTACTATTTTTAATAAGGAAGGAAATACGAGTCAAAAGGTAGAATTAATAGTAACTCCCGATGAAATTTGGGTACAGGGTGAGGATGCAATGGGGGGTACATCGGTTTTAGCTACAGAAGAGGAAGAAGCTCAATTAAGGGAAAGTTTTAAAAGAGCAGACGTAGTTAAACAAGAACTAAACCTTTCCGAGAGTAGTTTAATCAACAATAATGTTCCTGATTGGAAACAACATGATATCTTTGTTCATCGTTTAGTTGTAGACGAAGAAGCTTGGGATTTTGCATTTAGGAATGGAAAACTTTCTATAGAAGATGTTAAGGGAAGACTAAGGAGAGTAAGAGGGGGATTTACACAGGAAGAATTTGTAAACCAAATGATTGCTTTAGAAATGGAAGAACTCTTCCACACTATGGAAGCAACAGTTACAATGGAAGGTAATCCCGGTGTAGAAGCTCACATGGATTTAAACTTTTTATTAAATGGAGTAAACCCTAACTTAGATGGGAAATATCATGTTGAAAAGGTAGCACATAATGTAGGAAAAGAATATGTGACAACTATTACGGGATACCGAATTGATTATGATATTATAGCAAGGAAAAAAGTATTTAGCCAACAGTATCAATCTGTAACGGGGTTAAATGATGAGAGGATGTATGCGCAAATGGCTGCAGCTACAAATGAATTAAAAAGTTTTCAGGAATTGATTGACAGAAGAGATAAAGATCTTGGGTATTCTTTATTAAAATGGTTGCATCCTATACCTACTCAAACTGCGGCTCAAGACACTGCTTACTGGGGACCCACTATGGGTCAACCTACATATAAGGTTGAAGGTTTTGAAGTTAACCCCGATTATAATAGTTCTAATAAACCTACACAAGTTCCCGAAACTCCCGACATTCCCGAAGCGGATGGAGGCGATGTATCTTCTGGGGGATTTGAAAATCAACCCGAATAATGTCAAGGAATAGTTATCTAAATCTTAATTTGGAATATAAGAGCCAATTCTATAGTTCTTATCTAGGTTTTGTTGTTAGTGTAACCGATGTTAAAAAACAAAATGGTATTTTAGTTTATGTCCCCGAAGTTTTTGGAATTGGTAGTAAACCTGTTTGGGCTGAAGCTAAAGGAGTCTATGGGGGGAGGGGTTATGGTATGCAAAATCTACCCCAGAAGGATGATACAGTTTGGGTAAGCTTTAGATATGGTAATCCAAATAATCCTTTATGGGAACATGGTTATTATGCAAAGAATGAAAAACCCAGTGACTTCGATGATGAAAAGATTAAAGGTTTAATTACCCCTGACGGAACTAAACTTATTATCGATGGGAAAAAGATTACTGCTTTAAATGCCAATAGCTATGGTATCGAGATCGATGAAAGTGTTATCTTAGGTAAAACCGATGCGGATAAACAACCCGCTGCTTTAGGAAATGAGGTAAAAGATTTATTAGAAGAATTGGCAAATTTATTAAATACTGAACTACCTAAAGGAACTAATCAGGGGGGAACTGTAACCTATGTTACCTTAACCAGTAGTCTAGAATCCTTTAAGGCTAAATTGGATAATCTGAAAAGTCAATCAGTACAAATAGATTAGCTTAAGAAAGTTCAAGTTCATAATACATATAATAAAAATGAGTGGCAGAAAATATGGGATAGCTTTCCCCATTATTCTTAGTAACGGTACTTATGTAGAACCTACTGAGGAAGAAAGTGTAGAAAGTTCTTTATACATTATTTTGACTTGGCTAATAGGTACTCGATACTTTAACTATTACTTCGGCTGTATTTTAGAATCTTACCTGAATACACTTAATTCCCCGCCTCAACAAGGTCTACTTAAATATTATATCCAAAAAGCTATTGCTACTTGGGAACCCCGATTATCTGTTAAGACTGTTAATTTCCTAACTACATTTGATACGGTTAGTCTTGAATTAACGGGAGTCATTAAAAGAACAAAAGTTTCATATAATTATCTTGCAACATTATGAAGAATCCTTGGGTAGGTTATACTAATCGGTCTTTTAATTCTATCAAGACTGCCATTATAGAAAAATTAAAAATCAATGTTCCCGAACTTACCGATTTTTCTCCCAGCAATTTACTGATGGTTATAGTTGATATCTTTGCAGGTATAGCTGAAATGATTAACTATTATATTGATAATGTAGCTCGAGAATTATTCCTTCCTACTGCAAGACGGTTAAGTTCCTTAATTAAATTGGCTGCATTAGTTTCCTATAACGGGAAAGCTGCTACTCCTTCTATCGCTACTATCAAGGTTCAAAGGGTAAACGCGCAAGATGAAGTAATCTTAAATACTAATAATATTAATTTCCCTGCTCATTGCGTTTTCCTTGATACAAAGGGTAATTACTGGTTAACTCAAGAAGATCAAATTTTTAGGTCTGGGTTTTATTATGTATTACTTGATGTTAAACAACAGAAAACTATTACTCCATATAACATAGGCACCTCA